TGACTGTCGCATTGTCAATCTTGCCGTTAAGCAGTTGTTTCAATTCCTTGATGTCAACTCCGACTGCTTGAGCGAATGCCGTTAACTTTGTTGTGTCCATATTTTTATACCTTTCCTAGATTATAAAACTTCACTAAGTCGGGAAATTCCTGACTTACTGTACCGTCACTACCTACAGACCTACCTGCAAGCTGCTTTTTAATTTCTTCAGCAATATTCAACTCTTTGAGAGCATGGATTTCCTCTGTAACCAGATTCTTATCCGATTTTGTGATTCTAATTTGAGTCGAGTCGTCGCTTGGGAATGTATACCCCCCTACCGATACCTCGATTCGATATAGACCAGCAGGTAAAATCATGCCCAAATTAAAGGCAACTGCGCCATTTGTCACGACTGCCGTCTTGCGTAATTGCTCCTGACCTCTCGTCAACGTGATAGATGCCTCTTGTCCTTCAAGTTGTGAAATCGGCTCATGATTTTCATCAAGCAAAGAAAAGGCAAATGTGGAAGCCACATCGCCTTGCTTGACTAAAAATCCACCGTCCACTTGTTCGAGATTGGTTGAATTAAGAACATAAGCCATTCTTTGCTCCTTTCTCGTCTTCAACTAAAATGTCGTCCCTAATCTGCAATGCTTCAAAATTGTTGTACAAGTGGTCAATGTAGCCATTGCCTCCAAGAGCTTTATAGCTTTTGTGCATGTTTTCGACCACGTAGAACTCGTCCTTTGTGGTAAACCCACGTCGGATAGCTCTGCGAATATCACGATCAAGACGCATCCTCATAGTTACCAGGTGCGCCTCGTCGTGTAACTTCAGTTTCTCTTGTACTTCGTCAATTTTGGTGTTGTTCTCATCGGCAGTAACCTGGACATCTTTGATTTGTTTCTTGACATCATTCAATTCTGAAATGATTTGGTCTGTCTGTTCCTTGGTCTTCTTCGGCATTTTATATCCAAGCCAAGCTACGACGATTGGTGTCGCTACTGGTAGCACATTCATGAAGAAATGTTCTGCTGATTGTAAGATGTCCATAGGCACCTCTATTCTTTAGGTTCGTACTTCCATGCTGCGCCTGTTCCGTCCATTTCAAGACGACCATTTCGAGCAAAGTCGCTGACAGATTCGCCATTATAAGTAAATTCACGGTTAAGCTGAACCAAGACACGCTTACCTTCACCATTCACTTCAACGTGCGCTGGGTCTTCGATAGTAATCAAGTCATGTGCCATATAATGCTTACCAACTTCAGCAAGTGGAATCAACTCTACCAATTCCTTGTAGATAGTTCCATAAGCGATTGTCTTGCCTGCTACGGCATTTAAAACAACCGCATGGATGATTTTACCATAACGATCTGTTTCGGCTTGATTGTGCTTAACTGCTTCATCTGTCGCAGTTTGTTTCGCTTCAGTTTCAGCAATTTTATGTGTTGCTTCTTCCAGTTTCGCTTGCGTTTGAACGATTGCACTTGCTGGATCTAGTTCTGCCTTAACCACATCAAGAACAGCTTGAATAAGCACTTCTTGACTTTCATGCGTGCGGTCACCAGACAAGCCTGCTTGCTCATAACTGTATCGTTGGCCATGTTCTTTCTTGATGGTAACAATCGTTACGTTCTCAGGTTGACGGAAATAAGGGGCATTTGCTAATTCATAAGTTTGTGTCATGTTCTATTCTCCTTTTTGCATTTTTACTTTTGTTTCTTCGAAAAGTTCTTTGAGCGCTGGGTCGTATTCCAAGACCTCGTTCATTGCTTTTAATTCGCTTGTTGCGAGTTGGTAAAACGCCTCATTTTGAGCCGATTCCAATTCACTTTTAGCTAGTTTAGTTGCTAGTGAGTTCATCACTAATTGATCCAGTGTTTCGTTCATGCTATTTCCTCCAATTTTTGATTTAGTTCTTGTACTGCTTTAATTAAGTAAGGCACAAATTTTGAGTAATTGATTGTTAAGTGATTATCCTCGCCCTCGTATTTCTCGACAGAACCAGGGATAATATTTAACACTTCTTGCGCGATCAGACCGATTTCTTCATGAGTCTTATCCTTAATGTAGTCAAATGCGACTAAATTTAAAGCATTTATTTTATCCAATGCCTTGACTGATGTCGGTTCAATATTATCTTTCAATTTTCTATCCGAACCGGTTGTGATTCCAGCGTGTTGTCTCCATTTCCCAGTGACGATTTGACTCCACCAGACAACTCTATTGTATCCACCATCAGGATTATCCCCTTCACCTTCCACATCATCATAGCCAATCCATATTCCTCTCGGAGCATTGATTCTAGAGTAGAAATTAACCTTTGATGTACTTGCGAAATCCACTTTCGAATAGAAATCTACATCATTTCTACAATACATCTTCCCGTCTGTATTGACATACCAAGCTTTGGGGCCAGGGATATCAAGGTTATTACCCCAATTCGCCCAGAATGCGTTTCTGTTCGCACCAGCGTTCGCTCCGTTACCCATCCCAATACTAACAGAGTTAATTCCTGTTATGAAATATCCATTTCTGTTTGTGTATTGACCAAATCTGAAGCCTCCAATTTTACCTTGAAAACCTTCTAGAAATGTCGCAGTGACTACCACTGACCGTAGCTTGTTGATGAATGCTTCTTTAGCAGCAAGCATATCTGTGAAGATGTTACTTGCCACTAGCTTGTTAGCAAAGGCTTGGTCCATTCTCACTTTATCAGCAGTAACGGCTTCAGCACCTATAATTGTAGACGTGACCGAACCAGCTTCAAAATTGGCTGTCTTCAGCTTGTCAACCATTGCTGACTTGATAACTGCCTTATCAATCAGAGTCTCGCCAGTAATATGGGTCAGTTTACCAGCGATACGATTTTGACCATTAGCACCCAGATTAATTCCTGAAATCAAATCACCTGCACTGTTGATGTTCTGAACGGACCACGAGCCAGCGATTTGTCTTTGAACTGTTTTTAGACCTTCATTCTTGGATACCTCAACCTGAAACAACTGATTGGTCATAGCCATGCGAGCGACCTTGTTAGAGATGTCGTTCTCATTACTGCCAATAATACGCTCATAGAGTTGGCTGGTTTCTTTGACACGCTGGAAATCGACTTGGTTAGCCTTTCCAGCTATCTGAGAGGTAAGGTTTGCAAATCGGCCATCGACCGTCTGCTTGTACTGAGAGATTTTTGTAGCGATGTCATTGTTCGTCTGCGTGCTTATCGCACTAAATCGACGTTCAAGACCTCTCACATCCTCTTGATAAGCTGATTTTCCAACATAGTCTCTGGATATCTGCTCACGAATTGCGCTAACTTGACGAGCGCTCTCGTCTCGAGCATAACGTTGCAAGCTCTCTTGCCGCCGACCATCCTTATTGACATACGTCTCAATTGCGCCAAGCTTAGTAAACAGACCGTCTGCAGTGCTTTTAACCTCATTCAGCTTAGTGCCGTATTGAGTCTTGAACGACTCAATCTGGCTAAGAGCATTTTGAGAAGATGCTTGTAGATTAGTAATGTCTGCTCTTGCTCGCTCACTAATTCGTTTCGCTTCTTGAGCGAGTATGCTGCTTGCGCCAGCATTTTTCAACGCCTCTTCTGCCTTTCGCCTAGCTTCTTGAATTGAAGTATTGTCGAAGTTTTGGAACCGTTTATCGATTTCACTTGAGATGTCTTGCTTGACTTCTTCAGCTTTTGCCTTGGCAAGTTCGATACCGTCCAAAATTTCTTGTCTCAACAATCCGGCTTGATAATCAAAACCTAAGTCGGCATTTTGAAGAGCCTTTTCTAAGGCGATTTCTTGTGCAGATTCTGTCACTCCAAGAATTGCATCAGCTGCGCTAGATAGCCCACCAGAAACTCTAGAACCACCAGCTCCTGCCTTGTCATCAAACGTAAGAGAGATGTACTCTTCTTTAAGAGCATCGAACTCATAAGCAATAGCTTTCTTGAATGCATCGACATTGTGTTTCCAGCTCTTGAGATTGACCGTATCACCCATGTGAACTACTTGGCCATCAAGTTCATAAGCTTCAATCTTGATAGCGTCAGAGACCTTGTCAATGCCCTCATTTGAGAACTTAGCCTGTGCCCACTTCTGCAGCTCTTCAACAGTTTTAGCATTGTTGTTCTCATACTCTTTTTCATTGATATAAGGGTATGAGTTGATAAGAGGACTATCAACAGTCACTCTGATAGTCGTTTCCTTTTCAGCACCTTCAGGTTTAAAAGTCGATTTAGCATGGATTCTTGTGACAACATTCTGACTGTTTTTTGTACGTTGGTAATCCTTCAGATTTTTATGCGTTGTAATAACAACACCACGATTCTCACCACGACTCTTCTTGATAGTCATTGCAAAGTTATCACGAACCAGCTCGCCTTCCCACGTTCCGACAATACTATGCTTGCCGTCCAATAATACAGAGTATAAAGTTTCTGTTTCAGTCGTGTTGAAGGTCCTACGATCCTGGATGTCGCTATTGAAAGAAAAATCCCCCAAAGCAGTTTTGGTGTTTTGAACCATGCGAGAAAGAGCCATACCACAGCTCTGACTAGTCACGCTCATTGGCGTGATAGACCGTTGCATCACATCGTCTGAAATGTGATAGGCTGTGATTTCAAGATGGTCATTGTGCTCAACAGGTTTCTTGATGCGAAATAGCTGCGCACCAAGAACAGGAGTCGGAGCCTTTATCAGCATATCTTCTTGAATGAGCTGATAAATACCTGAGTCAGAAATGGGATATTTCACAGTTAAGGTGAAATCGCCATTCATGGTTTCTTTCACAATCGCAGAAGTCGCTTCATGAAGTGGATCCCCGTTCCACCGAACAGTTCTTACATCTTTATCAAGTAAATAAAGCAATTATGCCCACCCCCAAACCGTTTCGATTTCAAGCGATTGAATACCTGGACCTAAAACAACACCAACATTCTGCACTTTCGCTGGATCAACTGTGATAAAATCCCCTGACCATTTCACTGGTTTTCCTGTTGTTGTCTTAAAACTAGGATTATCAGGATTATTGACCATCACAAGCGACTCAGTGAGTCGTTCAAGACGGATGACCTGACCAGCGATTGTAAACGAAGTCTCAACAGCGCTCTGACCAACGATTGTTATTTTAGGAAAGGCAAGAGCAGAACCTTGAACGGTCAAAGTTCCACTTCTTGTCAATCTCTGTGTATCAGTGACTTTGAAGTGTTTGGTAGGGTGACAAGTGAAGGTTGCTTTTGTCATGTAAAGACCAGGTTGCACTTNCTCACGAATAAACAGACTCATAAATTGATTCATCTGTTCTTCAGTAGGTTTGACTAAGTAAATGGTATAAGTTTTCTTGACTAGTTCCCTATGCTTGTTCGTCTGAACAATTGCTCCACTGATACCACCATGCTCTAAAAGGGCTGTCTTGCTCTCTCCCAGAGAAATTGAGGGAGAATCATGGACAATG